TCTACTGGAAAGACTTTCTTTTCACTCGCAGTGGTCAAGAACTTCTTGGATACTAATCCCGATGCATATTGCCTTTATTTTGATACTGAGGCAGCAGTTAATAAGTCACTACTAGTAAGTCGTGGCATTGATTTGAATAGACTAGTTGTTATCAATGTTGTTACGATTGAACAATTTAGACAGAAGGCACTACAGGCAGTAGACATATACTTAAAAAAATCTGAAGAAGACCGCAAACCCTGTATGTTTGTGTTAGACTCTCTTGGTATGCTTTCCACAGAGAAGGAGATTCGTGATGCTCTAGACGATAAGCAAGTTCGGGATATGACTAAATCCCAACTAGTTAAGGGGGCATTCCGTATGCTCACACTCAAACTTGGTCAGGCAAAAATTCCATTAATCGTCACTAATCATACCTACGATGTCATTGGCGCATATGTACCTACAAAAGAAATGGGAGGAGGTAGTGGACTCAAGTATGCAGCAAGTACAATCATCTATCTCAGCAAGAAGAAAGAGAAGGATGGAACAGAAGTCATCGGAAACCTTATTAAGGCTAAGACTCACAAGTCTCGTTTAAGTAAGGAGAACAAGGATGTCACTATTCGTTTATACTATGATGAGCGTGGACTTGATCGTCATTATGGATTGCTTGAATTAGGAGAACTTGGAGGTCTCTGGAAGAATGTTGCAGGTCGTTATGAGATTGATGGTAAGAAAGTCTATGCCAAGCAAGTTTACAAGGAACCTGAGAAGTATTTTACTGAAGAAGTGATGCAACAACTTGAAGAGATTGCTCGTAAAGAATTTAGCTATGGTGAATGATGAGTGACAGGATTGAACTGACTATTCTAAGAAACCTTATTCATGATGAAGAGTTTCTTAGAAAGGTTCTACCATTTATAGAACCTAATTATTTTGATGAGCGCAATGAAAGACTTGTTTTTGAGGAGATCAGTTCCTTTGTCAATTTATACGATAGGATTCTAACACCAGAGATTCTTAATATCGAAGTACAAAACCGTAGTGATATCTCTGAATCTGAATGTAAAGATACTCTAACCTTAATAGCAGTATTGACTGAGAGTGAAACTCATACTCAGTGGTTGTTAGATGCTACTGAAAAGTGGTGTCGCGATCGGGCCATCTATTTGGCACTGATGGAATCTATTCAGATTGCAGACGGTAAAGATACTGAAAAGACCAGAGATTCTATCCCTGGTATTATGCAAGATGCTCTTGCGGTTTGTTTTGATAATCATATTGGTCATGATTATCTTCAAGATTATGAAGCAAGATACGACTTTTATCATAAAGACGAATCAAAGATCCCATTCGACCTTGAATATTTTAATAAGATTACGAAAGGAGGTATGCCCAATAAGACACTTACTATTGCTCTAGCTGGTACTGGTGTTGGCAAATCTCTTTTTATGTGTCATGTAGCAAGTTCAGTTTTATTGCAGGGCAAAAATGTTCTATACATCACTATGGAGATGTCTGAGGAAAAAATTGCTGAAAGAATTGACGCTAACCTTTTAGATGTTAACATCAGAGATTTGAGTGAGTTGCCTCGGCATCTTTTCGAGACAAAAGTATCTAAGGTTGCTGCAAAAACTCAGGGAACTCTTATAATTAAAGAATATCCAACGGCAAGTGCTCATAGTGGCCATTTTAAATCTCTTCTCAACGATTTGGCACTTAAGAAATCTTTTCGCCCTGATATTATTTTCATTGACTACCTTAATATTTGTGCTTCCGCTAGGTATCGCGGAGCAGTCGGCGTCAATTCTTATAGCTACATCAAGGCTATTGCTGAAGAGCTTAGAGGATTGGCTGTCGAAGCCCAGGTCCCTATCGTTTCTGCCACCCAGACCACTCGTTCTGGTTATAGTAGCAGTGATGTTGACATTACTGACACTAGCGAGTCCTTTGGTCTCCCTGCTACTGCTGATCTTATGTTTGCCCTTATTTCATCTGAAGATCTTGAAGGACTCGGGCAGATTATGGTGAAGCAATTGAAGAATAGGTATGGTGATCCGACTATGAATAAAAGATTTGTTATTGGTATTGACAGATCAAAGATGAGGTTGTATGATTGTGAACAAAGTGAAGGTGGATCTCTCCATGGATCTGGTGATGATACTAAAGAAGAAACTTTTGTGAAAGAAAATAAATTTGAGGGGTTTAAATTTGATTAGATCTTCAACAAAAATTTGGAAAGAAATCTCAGAGGTAAATAACCTTGAGTTTGAATATCACATGCTTCCTGGTAATGTTCCAATCATTACTGCAAAGAATGTTTTTCGTTACCCAGATAATGTTCAAGAGTTTTTAGAGAGTCTTGACTATTGGGAAACTAAAGACTTTGATAATAATGATGTTGTTCGTCCCGGAATGACTCATCAATTCACTCCAAATCTTTTTTCTATGATGGGGGACCAACTTACCCAAAGATTTAAGAAAATTTTTGGTGTCTCTCACATGGCAATATCTGACATGTACACTCAGGCTACGAGCGGTACTATGGGTTTGGATGTTACTGGGGGACTTTGTTGTTATCCTCATATGGACTCAGATCCATATGATAATTTTGAGAATGATAAGCCATGCATTGTTGCAAACATTAACTTCTCAAAAAGTTCTGATCCTGTAATTACTGGATTTTGGTCATGGAGGGATAAGAATAATGTCTTAGACTTTAATAGAGAGGATAAAAATACTCTAAGTAACTTCTATGATCGCCATGAGGAGCAGACAGTATCCAAATGGTTTCAAATTCATGACTACGAGGACTTTAAATTTGAAAGTTCTACTACTATGGTGTATAATAGTCTTGTAGTCTATCCTACAGGATGTGTTCATAATCCTTACATCAAGCCTGATTGGTTTTCTGATAAGGAAAGATTAGTGTTATCTGCTTTTTATTCTATTAATCTAGAAGATTTAGATTTTGAAGAAAAATATGTTGATGATGTTTCCTATACTTGGGAACACTTCAGACTGAATACACTATTCAATTATCACCCGCAACTAACTTCGCCACAATTGTAATCATGCCTACTTATTCAAATGCTATCGCTGATGCGACACCTGATCCTCAGCGTCCTACTACTCCTACTCCCCCTCGTCATCCTAGAGCTAAAGAGTTTTGGGAAGCAGAACCTGGCGATCCTGGTACTGAAGGATGGTCTGATGATCCAGAAGACCGTAGTGGACCTCAAATAGGTAACCCTACTAATCCTCAACCAAAAGCTGTTGCCACTCCTCCTGCTCCACCAGCAGCACTTCCTGAACCTATCATGCCAGTAGTTTTGACTTCTTCTCAAACCTCTCCTAAGGATGGTTACCTTGAGTTTGTTGATCAAGTAACCAGTACTCCCTCTAAGGATCCTTCACAGTTTATTGCTCGTGTCGCTGCACTTCAAGCAGGTGGTTGTGAGATTCAGCGTCTTCTAACTGCTGCTGTAGGTATCTCTGCTGAAGGTGGTGAGTTCATGGAGATTGTTAAGAAGATTATTTTCCAAGGCAAGCCCTGGGAAGAAGATAATATTGAGCACCTGAAGATTGAACTGGGTGATGTTATGTGGTATGTTGCTCAGGCATGCATGGCACTTGACATCTCTTTGGAAGAAGTCCTTGACCGTAATATTGATAAACTGTCGAAGCGTTATCCATCAGGAACCTTTGATGCTTACTATTCAGAAAATCGTCAGAAAGGTGACCGGTGAAATTATTAACACTAGACGACTACCAGAGAGCAGGTGAAACTTTCTGGCCTAAGTATTGGTATATCGCTAAAGAACTTGGGGAGGATGCCAAACCAGAGCAAGTCCTTAAAGTTATGGAAGCGATTGGTAGTGTTGCACTTAAAGCAGCACTAGAAGAAAAATCAGCAGACCCATTCGGATTCAACAAAACGAAAAAAGAAGAGGATGCTTAGTCTCTGGATCCACATACGAGCATTCTTTGCTGTTGTAGTGGTGAGTTGTTCTCATCCTGTCAACTGGGCACAGTGTGTTCGTGTGGACCAGTGGCTCTTGCCAGAAGTCAAAGAAGGATATAGATTATGGACAGGAGAGACCACCCCGTATCAGTCTGAAAAGGACTATCTAAATAATAGGGAGTAGTGCTCCCTATTTTTAATGGCTGAACCGTCTGAAGGATTTTTTGCTGGTTGTGCTTTATGTACTAATCAAGAAATGGATGCTGCTCTTAAGGATGAGACAAGCCTTCAAAACTTTTACAATGTAATGTACCAGAGGTACACGAGTAATGGAGTTATTGGTGCCGGTAATGTAAAAAAAGATTTTGAGAAAGCAGTTACCCTTGGACCTTCTGTAAAAAAAGATAAGTTTTATTCTGATCTTGTCGTAGGTATCTCTGCAGTAAAAGCAGTCAGATCTTTTCTTGCTACAAATTCTGCAATGAAGGGTATATCTGGGAATGCAACTCCTAATGCGGTATACTTAACAGGTACACAATGGCCTAAAGAAGTTCAGCAATTTAAGTTTGCTGCTTTTGGTATGGCAGACTTTAACTCTTCTGATTTGATTCTTCAGTATGGATCTAATTATGTTGGGGTATCTCTGAAAAAGAAACCAAAAGGAACTGCACCGGACCCAACTCTAATCAATAAAGCATTTGATACTGTATTGAATGGATCTCAATTTGCTCCCATAAAAGCACAGTTACAGCAAGCTCGACAGCAGTTTTTTGCTGGAGTAATTAGGGATGCATTAACTACTGGTCCTTTAGTTGGACTTGCTCAACTTCCTGATGGATCTAATCCTAGAAATGCTCCACCAGAAAAACTTTGGAGCACTAGAATTGGTATCTACAAAAACGGTAAGATACAAAC